ACCATCGTCATTAGGAGTGCCATCTTCATTTACAAGCTGATATTCGCAGTACGCATATACATAACCACCGTTATTCTTATATGCTTTTATCACTGGATATTAGCTCCGAGTTCAATGAGCTTCAATGTTAATGCTTCCTGTATTTCAATAGACACTCCTTTAGCTTGAGCGTATGCGATCATCTGCTGATAACCACGGGGATTGTTCTTCTCTGTCGCTCGGCTCAATACGGGGAAGTATTGCTCAACAGCGGTACCCATGTACGTGGCAATAAGCCATTCATCGAAGTCATTAGGGTCGAATTGTAATGGTTGTGGTGCTTCATAAAACTCACATATTGATCCATCTGCTAATTTCCATTTTATTTCATCATCAATTACAACTTGGAATATCTCACTGTACCCAGCTAATAATTCTGGAATGGCTTTAGCATCTTCATATTTTCCGTCTACTCTTAATTTTGCTTGATATGGCATATAGCCTCCTGTTATTGTGCTTTTATCGGGGTAAAGATAACGTTATTAATTGATATACTTGTTGCTGTTACTATCCAGCTCATTCCTTTACCAACAAGACATCCGACTGCTACTTGCCCATCAACTGAAGGTGCTTGTCTTGAAACATCAATACTGTTCACTGTTAATGTTAAGCTCGATGTTCCTGTAGACCGTGTTGCCTGTGCGCTTACATATCCATCAACATTTGCCACATAAGTAACACCGGCCGTGAGAGTCGCGCCAGTCGTAGTAACTTGATTCGTATCAGTCGTATTCGGCGCACCTACTGCATATTTATTCGGCCTACCATCAGCACCCAATGAAGCCAGCCCACTAGCTGCGTCAACAGCAGCACCGTTAAGAGTGAGAGCATCAGTCTCAAGTGTCCCGTCAACTGATAGGTCAGTCCCAACTGTAACGCTCCCAGTCGTTGCGATTGTCTGCGCTCCGAAATCTGGATTAATCTTACTACCGGCTATTGCGGCAGAAGCACTTACTGATGCGTTAACAATCTGCCCAGTAGTAGCAACTTTCGACCATGCGATATTCGCACCGGACTTGATATTAGTATTATCAATCGACCCATTAAACTCATTTAATAGAGGAGTGACGAGCTGATTTATCTCTGTGGCATTAACATTCGCTTGCCCAGTAGTCAGCTGTGTTATTGATACATTTCCCATGTATTACCCCTTTACGCTTGCATATAGTGAATATTCGTTTAATATGAAACTCTTGTTATATGAATTGTGCAATACCTGTAACTGGAACGTCTTAGCACGACCGAGCTTCTTCGGATGGAATACTTTAGTGGCCTTCCCGACTCCTATTGCGAAGCTAAAAGGCAAATTAACTGGAAGATTAATACCTACACCTGTATCTACATCCATTATACCAAGTTGTTCAAATGCTCCGCTGTCAACTGACGCTGATACAAGCACTTCCGTATCGTCATCTGAATCGCAGACTATGTTGATCGGAGACCACACGGCTTCTCTGACGTAATCAACTGAGTGCATCGGGCCGTTGAACTTCGATGAAATGGTCGCACCGTCATCAGTATTTCCTTTAAAAGCCCTGTAGACTGTCGAGAGCGAACGGTTATCACCATACAACAAGGCCAGCGTATTATCGCTGAACTCGTATGTCTCGAAACATGATGGGAACCATATGTCCATTGGTATTATCGACCATCCTGACAACACATTACCAGTATGAGCAATCGCCTGTGTGTCGTATATCAACCCGCAGTTATTCTCCGTTGAAGAATCAATCGGGAAGAATATAATGTATTTATTGTCATAAAAATATGCACAGGCTTTTGATATAGAGTCCCTGTTTATTCTCTGTATTATATCATTTACTGGCTTGCTAATCACGGCATTTTTTACCTGGTCGAACTCAGTACGAGACAGAAGTCTAATTCCATCATCGGCTAAGAATATCTGTTCGTCACCGAGTGATACGACTGACCGTGGAGCCTTGCAGCCAATATTGGGATTGTAAATCTTAAGAGACCAGTCAGTTAATGGCTCGGCACCGTTCGTATTACTCAGCACGAAAATTGAGTTTTCCTTATAAATTACTAGTTCATCGTTACGCCACCGTTTGAGCTTTGTTACCTTATCATTTGTACCGGCTGCCGCCCTAAATATATTGGTGTCACGAACGAATGTCTGTGGATCAAATGAATCGCTAAAGTATACTGTATCTCTATCAGCATCAGTTGGAACTCCCGCTACAAACATACGGTTATTCGGCATCCACTCTGCTGTAGAGCCCTGTGGAACGTCACCATTGCCATTACCCTCATCAGTCAACGCCTCTGCACTGCTAAGAGATTGGCAGTTCTGGCCTCCCTCAAACATAAACAGGATGTCTTTGGCCTGTAAGAACTCAATATCAGCCCCATCGGTAAATATCGCTGAACATCCTGTTACGATAGTCCAATCGGAATAATCAGCATCGAGTCTCTCTAGCTTAGTGCCACTAACTCTGTACACATTATCAATGGTGTTACCGACCTTATAGTGCGTCATTCCGGTAATCTTGTTCATATCAAGCTGATTCGCTGCGTACGAGCCATCGTATAGACGGACATCATCCATGTAAAGCGATGAGTCTGTACCGATTGCCATAGCTACTGCCGTGTCGTTATTAGCAGTACCAACTCCCTGTGTGTCCGTTCCATACGTCTGAATTGCCCCGTTAATAAACACATCGAGACTCTTATCGGTGTTCATAATGCAGTCTAGCTTGTAGAACGAAGATGCCGATATTGCTGCGCTAGTCGTGATTATCTTTGCGTTAGTCGTGCTGTAACCAACCTCGAAGTTAATCTCGCTACTGGCAATGTGAATCTTGAACCCAGCACCGGTACTTAGCTTATTGCATATCGTTCCGCTGGTCCCTTTAATCCATGCGCTGAATCTAAATGGACCCATAGTGTTAACTGATATTGCAGATGCTGCGGCTACGGTAATGCTACTACCAGAACCATTAAACTTCACTCCTTTACCGAACTTCCCGTCTGCGATACTAACACTAGCTGATGTCACCGTGTTCGAGCCAACAACATCGGCTACCGTTGAGTCGTTAAAGTTAAGAGATAACTTCAACTCATCAGTCTCATCACCAACTCGTTCAAGGCCACCTCGTTGTTCTACTTTACCGGCATTTGTTATGAGATGGTTCTCTAGAAGTCCGGCGAACCCGTTAGTTACAACACTCGGCTCATCAGAGCTATTCTGCCCAAGATCGAACCGCTGCATCCTCATTACCTGTTTGTTATTAATTGCAATTCCCATTAGCGTACTCTCCCGAAGTCAAGTGCCGTTGGATAATCTCTGTTAGTTGGTATGAACTGCTCGAACTTATCTGGATTCTGACGTGACATCCACAGCTCTTCGACCATCTCTACGAACTTAACGTCAGCAGCCTGTGCTTCTGCGGTCTGACCATCCTCCCTCAATGCCTGTGCGTACGACCCTTCTATTAACTCGAAGCAGCAGTCAATCAATGGGATGTCGTTGTCGTTCACTAGCTCTGGATACTTGCGTCTGTACCAAACTGTATAGGTCGGCTGTGTTGCGCTTGCATCTGGAGTCGGGACGAACTGTAACCAGACGTAATCAGTAGCGATAGTCCTCGGTGCGATCTTCGTTAGAACTGTCGAGCTTGTAGCACCAGTAGCCGTTACAACTCCGACTAAGTTTGGAGTAGTTCCATCGTTAGTTCCAACATGTATACTCGGAATCTGATTTGCATCGTATGTATTGAGCGAATCAACAGAAGAAGAGCCAGTAAGAACAACGTCCTCTTGAACTTCAACGCCGCTCACGAGACCTCGAACCTGGGCGATAAGTGGACTAATATCTGACGAGCTACTAGACGCAAACGATACCTTCTCCGCTACGGTCAGCTTATTCTGTGCGTTATAGTTCCCGATGTGGAAGAACTTCGATGGGTCTCCTACATCAGTCGCTGGAAAGTTAAACTCGTTATTGTCCTTAACGTCAATCTCGTATATCGGGCATTCGTTTGTAGTGTCGTAAATATCAACTACCTGTGCGACATCTCTATTCATCGAGTATTGATTGGTAGATGCCACTAACGATAAACTAGTCGAGCGCATTGTCTCTTGCCACGGCTTTGAGCGCATGATACGGTTATAAGACTCGTTAATCCACACTTTAGCCTTCGGTATGAAGTCATTGAATGAGTCAGTTGAGCTGGTATCATCGTTCTGCATCCGCTGCTGAAGCCGTCTGATTATCTCTTTAAAAGTAGTAATTGCCATTTAACCCTCCTGTATTTCTACGATAGTATCCTGTGGCTTCCCAATTTGAATGTGCTTACCGCCGAATGTGCGAACAGCCCAGTAGACGTATGATGCTCTGAATTTACTCATGCCATATTTCAAGCACAGTTCATTTAAAATCAAATCTGCCAACTTACGCTTGTCTTTCGAGACGTATTCTAAACGAATGAGCTGATAGAGCGCATCGTGAACAAGACTCGCTACCATGAAATCTTTAGTGTCAATTGCACAGCTTGCCCCATCCCAACAATATCCAGACTTGATAGTAATTTTGTCACCATTAACTGTAATCCAATCAGTAGAGATGAACTTGCAGAATACATTGGATAGATGCTCCGTGTGATCGCCGATTAGTTGGTACTTGTATTGGTTGATGAGTCTATACTTCATTTCTCTTTAAGCCCCTTTGCGTTACCTTCAGCAGCGGCCTTTACAATATCCATAGCAAGACATCTTACGACATAGAGTTGCTCATCTGATAGTGAAGCATTAACAACATATTTCTTAACACCTGCAAGTATAGAACCTAGTAGGAAATTAACAACTGGTTTCATTATTAGCCATCCATTCTTCAAGTATCTGTTTAGCTATCGTTGCGAACCATATCCGATTATGTTTATCACTAGTACTATCATAAGGTAATCTGTCCATTATCTCGCCCATCCGCTTTAAGCAGAACTCAGCCTTACCTTGCATAGTACCTACTTTCTTAGGCCAAATGAATCTGCGATCAGTCCGATTAGTGCCAGAAAAAATGCCCATAGTACAGCTGTTGCACAGTTCTTAAACTTCACACAATCACGGACATCATCACGAACTGGAACACTCTCCTTCACATGGTCTTGGAACACACACAACTTCTCATTGATATTGTCTATCTTGCTCTCTAAACGGGTGAGGCTTACAACCAACTCTTGGTGTCCATCACAATG